CTTCGGCAACCTGAACAACGGCGTCGGTAATGCCGGCCTCTCGTACTTGAACGGCAACAACGGGCTCACGAACGCGAACTGGAACATCGGCGGGCGGCTTAGTGAAAGATGATTGATGCACACATGTGAAGGCTTTGCCTTCAGCATTACCGGCTCCGGACTGCGGTCAAAATGCATCGTTCCGGCACTGGGGACAGTTTGCAATGTGCTGCTCCCCGGACGCCCGGAGGGAATCTGCTCCGGGCGTGGGCTTAGTAAACGCAACTGAAAGGCCCTGAGATTCACAAAGAGATCTATCAGGACAGGAGGGGAAGCGTGAAAACATACTGCAAGCGCGCGGATCCTTCTGATCCTGTGCAGATTGAACCCTTTATCTGGGACTGCCTTCAGCCGAAGCTGAAGCGCAAGGACTATTCAGACTTCACAGCTCGCTACTGCAGCACGTCATCGAAAGAGATCCGGAAGCTGGCCAGGGACGGGATCGGCCTGACCGAACCATTGCAGGAAGCCGTCCGCAACGTAGCTCTGGAGATCTCCGAAAGGATCCGGCAGCGCAACCTGCGGCTGGATCCCATCAAATACCAGGAGCGCCGCGACGGGCTGAGCAAGAAGGTCCGCAGCATCGGCCTCATGAGCGTGATGCAGCAGGTCATGGAACACGTCGCCGTCGGGTGCATGCAGGAGCTCTGGGCGGCGAAATACGAGCACCATCAGTATGCCAGCATCAAAGGACGCGGGCAGCTGCAGGGAGCGAAGACCATCGTGAAATGGACGAAAAGCGGCAAGACGAAATACTTCGTCAAGCTGGACGTCCGGAAGTGCTTCGCCAGCATCTCGCGGGAGGTCTGTATGAAATGGCTCGGCAGGGATATCGGAAAGAACGCGCTGCTGCTCTGGTTTGTAGACGCGCTCCTGCGGATGCACGGCGACGGTCTCGTGATCGGCAGCCTGCTGTCTCAGTTTCTCTGCAACTACTTCATGAGCTACGCCTACCGCTACGTCAAGAGCCTGCACAAAGAACGCCGCGGCAGGAAGACCAAAATGGTCGAGTGCGCCCTGTTCTATATGGACGATATCCTCCTGGCCGGCAACGATCGCCGGAACCTGGTGTCCGCTGTCCGGAAGATGGCTCGCTATATGCGCACCTCTTTCGGCCTCGAGATAAAAGACACCTGGCACGTCCGGAGGCATGAGGATGCCGGGATCGACATGATGGGCTACGTCGTGACCGCAGAAGGGAAGCTCAGGATCCGGCGGCGTGTGTTTATTCGCGCCCGCCGGGCCTTTGCCCGGTTAGCGAACGGAGACAAGCGTCTGCAGACAGCCTGCCGGGTCTCCGCTTACTTTGGTTTCTTTAAGGCAGCGAAGATCCGCGAGCTGATAACCCACGAAGGCAGACACGTCAACATCCACACAACACAATTCGAGGCTGCGTCTATCGTCAGCCGAAGCGCGAGGAGGGAATTACTATGCGCAGCGTAAGCATCTCAGCAGAAAAACAGCCGGACGTCCAGATCGTCGCCAGGGATGACACCCGGGAGCTCTGGGTCCGGCAGAACGCGGAAGAAATCACGATCGAGACCGAAGGCGGCCAGGAGGGCACCGCATGGACCTGCGATGAGGCATACATGCAGCTGGATCCGGAAGACTGCCCGACGGTCGAAGAGGTCGAAGAGGACATCGAGACCTGGTTCGATTATGCAGCAGCATGGGAACCGGAACGGACAAAAACAAATGCCGAGCTGCAGGCGGATATTGAATATATCGCGCTCATGGCCGGCATTGATCTGGGGGTGTAATTCACGGCTATGCACACAAAGAACTACCTGAAAATCAAAAGGAACTATGACAAGGGCCTCTGGGACAAGGAGCGCGTCTATAACACGGTCGGGATCCCGGACGGCATCACTCCGGCGGAATATAAGCAGATCACGGGCGATGATTACATCGCCGAGTGAACCGGAATATCAGCTGGATAATTATCTCTATAAGCTCGAAAGAGAGGGGAAAATCGTGATACGACGGGACCAGCTGGAAGAGCTGGCGGATGAATTTATCAGACCGCCGTTTCTGATCGTCCCGGATGAAATCCCGGAGGAGGAACTGTGATGGGTATAATCAACGACAGAACGGAAAAGAAGGAAAACTGGAAACCGGCAGAGCCGATCGTCATCATGGCGGAAGATCACGCTGACAAGCTGATCTGCCTCCGGTGCGGCCGGCAGTATACGTCGTCCGGAAAGCACGACCCCGGCTACTGCAGGGCCTGCCTGCGCGAGATGGACGAAGAGAACGCCATGCTGAACGGAGGCCCGCTGGACGGGCACAAAGCTCATGAGCAAGATTGAAAAAGCGGTCTCCTGGGCTGAGGAGCGCGCTGCCGACAGCCGGAACGGCTACAGCCAGGCGAATCGCTGGGGCCCTGATTTCGACTGCAGCAGCTTCGTGATCACCGCCTGGGAGCAGGCCGGCGTGCCTATGAAAACGAAGGGAGCGACTTACACCGGCAACATGCGCGCGGTCCTTCTGGGACTCGGCTTCCGGATCGTGACCTCCGGTGTTAATCTGGCAACCGGGGAAGGCATGAAGAGGGGAGACGTTCTGCTCCGGGATCAGACTCCCGGCCATGAGAGAGACCACACAGCAATGGTCACAGGGAACGGCCTGGTCGTCCACGCGAGATCCTCAGAGGGGAACACCCAGACCGGGGACCAATCCGGGAATGAGATCCGGGTGCAGCCATACTGGAATCATCCCTGGGACGACGTCTTCCGGTACCCGGAAGAGGAGGAAGAGATCCCTCCGGAGGACGCGGATCCGGAAATCGTCCACCCGGCGCTCAGGCGGGCATACTATCACATCCAGCTTGGTGACGGCTGCAAATCCAAGGGGCAGCGGCCGCAGCCACAGATCAGAGCGTGGCAGTTGTTTCTGACCTGCTGGGGGTATGACATAGGACCTGACGGGGCTGATGGTGAGTATGGCGACAACACCTACAACGCCACAATGAACTGGCAAGCCGACGCGAAAGCCAAGGGGCTGGACGTCGAAATCAACGGCATCGTGGACCAGGATGACTGGCTCGAAATTATTTATCCAATAGTTTAAAACAGGGAGATGATTCAAATGAACGCACCTGACAAAGCAACCGAAATCAAGGCGGCCATCACTGCCATCGTTGCATTCGTCACCACACTGATCGGCTGGAAGGGCATCGCCGTTCTGGTCTGGCTATTCTGCATCCTGCTGGATTATGCAGCGGGATCACTGGCAGCAAAGAAGGAAAACAACTGGTCGAGCCAGATCGCGAGAGAAGGCCTCTGGCACAAGCTCGGAGAGATCTTCGCTGTGCTCGTCGCTGCGCTTTGTGACATCGCCCTGGGCGTCGTCATCGAAGGCACCGGCATCCAGCTCGGCTTCGATATCAGCTCATTTATTACGCCGATCGTTTTGACCTGGTACATCCTGACAGAGCTCGGCAGCATCATCGAGAACTGCGGCCGGCTCGGCGCTCCGATCCCGAAGTGGTTCGCCCAGTACGTCAACAAGGCGAAAAACACGATCGACACGCAGCAAGGAACAGCTCCGGAGCCAAAGGATCCGGAAGAATAAACCGGCCGGATCCGGTACCCTCAGAGGTACCCAGGAAGGGCCTGTGCCCGCCCGAAGTACCCTCGGAAATTTTCGATCACTGTCGCATCGTGTCGCAATCTGACGGAGCGCTTTCAATAACTTAATTTTTTCAATTCGCGAACAATAAAGAAAAAGTGCTGAAAGTTGATCACTTTCGGCACTTTTTGGTATCATGCTCCAGCGGGGACTCGAACCCCGGACACCCGCCTTAAAAGCATACCCCTCCGCTGTTAATTGTGCCTATTTATCCACATTTTCAACAGTTTTCTCATCAGGTACCCTCACAGCCTGCCCTCCGAAGGCCGCCAGGACCGCTGCCTGGGTGTCCTCCGGACGGTTCGCCATGAGGTGGGTGTAGATGTCCAGCGTGAGCTGAACGGAAGCATGGCCGGCCAGATACTGGACCGTCTTTATATTCGCACCGGAGAGGATCAGCTGCGTGATATAGGTGTGCCGCAGCATGTGAGGCGTCGGGTGGAAATCGAGCGCGATCACCGTGTTGTGCTTTGGGATCTTCTCCCCGACAGTGAGCAGCCGGCGCTGCTTTTTGCCGTTCTCCCAGACGGTCGCCTCGTGCTCTTCCCGAGCCGTCACGATGTCCCAGAGCTTCCGGAAGCTCTGCTTCGTGCAGACCTTCCCGTGCTGGTCGTGGATCACCGGGCCGTCTGTTTTCTTCCCGCGCTTTGCCTTCAGGTGATCCGCCAGCTCCGGAGGGATCGGGATCTTCCTGGTAGCCGCCTTCGTCTTCCCGTGATCCACGAGCTCCGGCTTCCCGTCTTCATCAAAGTTGAGCGACCGGCAGACGTCAATATAGGGCACGTCGTCATCCAGGTGCACGGCATCCCAGCAGAGGCCGAGAGCTTCGCTGCGTCTCAGACCGGCATCCAGGCAGAGCAGCACGAAGGTCTCCGCCCTGGTACGCTTCACGGCCTGCAGCAGCTGCGCACGCTGCGGATCCGTCAGAGCCTCGCGTTTTTTCGCCGGAGCGCCGACCGGCTTAATGCCGGTGCAAGGATTCTTTACGATCAGATCGTTCTCCAGGGCGCTTTGGAAGATCTTCCTGGTCGCGATCAGGATCTTCTTCTGGGTGTCCTTCGCCAGGGAAGAGCAGGAGAGCATCATCTCCCGGATGTCGTCCGGCTTCACTTCGGCCAGCTCCATGCTGCCGATCGCCGGGCAGATATGCGCATTGATATTTGTCCGGTACCTCTCCCGCGTGCCGGCCTTCATGCCGGCCGTGTTGAGCTTGTACCACTTCGCGGCATACTCGTACACCTGCAGCCCGGAGGGACGCGATCCGCCCTCCTGGATCTCCCGCGTCAGCGCATCTTCCTTCTGCTCGCAGATCAGCATCGTCTTCCCGTAGACGTCGTGGTTCCTTTTATCCGGACCCTTGAAACGCTTCCTCCAGATCTGCTTTGATTCTATCCAATAAAAGCCCGGCGGGTTCTTCTTAGACATCGTAACCTCCCCTTCAACAAATGAAAGGAATTATTTATGAAAGAATTTATTCGTTTTCTAAAACTTTACAGACGTTGGAAAAAGAGACCGCGCAGCGATGAACAGATCCGCGAGGCTATAGCGCGCGGCGTCGAAGCCGGCCTCAGTCAGGTTCTCGCTGCTGAAAGATCCAGGCGTGATATTGCCGGAGAAGGGCAAGTGCCGTACGAACAGACACCGAGGCAATGAAAGAGGCACTCTCCTCATTCAGCGGAAACGGGACGCCTTCGCCCTGTAAGTCTTTGACGGTGTCGTAGATAATCTCGTTTAAATGATTACCCATGTATTGATCTATGAAATCCTGAAAATCTTTTTCCATGTCTCACTCCATGTGCCCATAATGGGCACATTTTTATTTTTTGGCGATATAGCGGTGCAGCTGCAGCCGCTTCAGGAGGCACGCTGCTTCTCTTTAACTTCGCCGGAGTCAGTCTTCAGCAGGGCGCGGATCGCCGCCTTCACATTCTCCGGAGCCTCATGCAGCGCAGCCAGGAAGGCAGCGTCTTCCGGAGACAGAGCAGAGCGCTGCGCATTACTCCGGCAGATCAGATAGTCTGCCGTACAATTAAAAATATCACAGAGGCGGCTGATCGTGGCGCTGTCGATCTCTCGCTCACCTCGCTCATACCTTGAAACCGTCACAACTGTACAGCTCATCATTTTTGCAAGATCGGCCTGTTTCAAACCGCCGGCCTCTCTTAGCTCTCGTATACGGTTCATCCTTTTGACCTCACAATATAAATATTTGTTGAAATTATACAATATTTATCCGTTAATTTCAGCATATTTACCAAATCGGAAATTTGCAACACAAATATTCTTGACAAATATCCTTTTTGGTTATATTTTAGAATAGCTATTTACCAAATTGGTAAACGGAAGGCGCTCGCGCCGTGTTAGATCTAACACATGAGGCGTGATTTGTCCTTGACAAATCACGATAAACCCTAAAGAAGGCGAGGTGATCAACATCGAGAGAGTGGCAATGAGAATCAAAGAGCTCCGGAAGGAGCAAGGGATCAGCCAGCTCGAACTGGCTAAGCGGCTGGGGGCCTCACAGCCAAGCGTGGCGAACTGGGAAACGGGCCGCTTCTGGCCAAGCTCTCAGGACCTGCCTGCCCTTGCCAGGGCATTGAACTGCCGACACATTGATGACCTTTATCCGGAGGAGGTGAGACCATGAAGCGCAACTATGAGAGCCGGAAGCCTTTTTCTCCGGTGACCGGTGAGCTCTATGAGAACGCCGGCGGCGGGCGCTACCGCTGCCTGAGGGCTGACCATACCGAGGCCTCGTTCATCAATGTGGCCAGCGGATGGCTGCTGCGAGCTCACGGGTGCGGAATCTACCAGGACGGCAAAATCGACTGGGACTACTCAACCGGCGGATGCTTTGCGGAGGTGCCTGCATGAATGACGACGATCTGATCGGCATGGTCGCGGAGGCGACCTGCGATCTTTGCCACTGGCCCTATGTCTACAGGGACGCGGATCTGCTCCACGTTGAAAAGTGCGAATTCTGCCAGATCAGCTCTGTGATTGAACTTCTGAGCGAGAGACTGAAAGGAGGCGGCAGCCATGAAACTTAAAGATCTGCTTCCTCTTCTTCGAGACAGCTGCTTCAGCTACAAAGACAAAGGTGATGAAATATATCTGGCGCCTGATCCAAAGAAATGGACCTGGATACTGGTTAATCTCAACAGCAGGTTTCTTGATGATCTCGGCGATTATTTCGTGACAGACATCGACTGCGTGGATGGTAATATTCGCCTCTGGGTGAATATGGAGGTGCAGCCATGACGCTGTACACGAAGAAGGAAGCAGCTGAGATCCTGAAGGTCAGCGAGCGGACACTGGAGCGCCTCATGGCTTCCGGGAAGCTCCGGGCCTACAAGGTCAACAGCCAGGTGAGGATCTCCGAAGAGCAGCTGCAGCGGTACCTGAGCGCGAACACCTTCGCGTTCATCATTCCGAAGCATCCGAACGCAGGCAGCGGAGGATCCGGCAAAAAACAAAAGCGAACCGCTTACATCCCAGGCATGAAGGTGGTGTGAACGGCATGAAAACAACGAAAAGCCCCGGCGAGCTGGCACTCGACCGGGGCACCCGCAACAAACCAAACAAATCACGGGATAATCTATTATACCACAAGATGTGCAACTTTGCAACAGGAGGACCGCAAAATGAGCGATTTTGAAAAGCCAGGCTACTGGGCGGTCATCCCTGCAGGCGTCCGGTACAACGAGCAGATCCCGCCGAATGCAAAGCTGCTGTATGCGGAGATCTCCTCGCTCACCCAGGAGGACGGCTACTGCTGGGCCACGAACGAATACTTCCGGAAGGTCTTCGGCTTCTCCGAGAGATCACTGCCGCGGCTTCTCCGAGTGCTGGAGGATGCTGGGTACATCAGAATCGAGAACGGCGACAGCAAGAAGCGGAGGATCTACGCCGGCATCAATCCGCTGCATGGTCAAAACATCAACCCTGCCAAAATTGGCACCGTTGAACCCTGCCAAAATTGTCAGGGTAACCCTGCCAAAATTGGCACCGTTGACGAAAAACACATTATTAATAAGAACAATAAAAACAAC